CAATCTCTCAGATGAGATTATCAGCAAGGCCAAGATTCAGAAGGGCAACAAAGATGAGTATCTAAGCCCATCGAGTCAGGTCGAAGTCTACACGATGGTGCAATGGCAACCACAGACCCGCAAGTGGCTTGAGCGAACCGAGATCAACAACGTCGTGATCCGCGAGCAGGAAGAGCCAGTCACCCGCTACATCTCGACACCTCTTGAACTGGCACCAGAAGAGAGTTACGGGCACGGTCTGGTAGAACTCTACTATGGCGATGCCCACTCTTTAGATGCCCTTTCAGAGCGGATTCTTGACTTTGCCACCATGGCTTCCAAGTTGTATCCGGTGATTGACACCGGTAGCGAAATGGAAGAGTCAGACCTTTCCCGCCCCACTGGCACGATCCTTCGTGGCCGTGTTCAGGGTGGGTTGGTCCAAGACATCGGATTCGTTCAGACCGGCAAACTCTCAGACTTCTCAATCGTCCAGAACGTGCGTGATTCACTCCGTCAGGACTTGGGCGCTGCGATGTTGGTTGGGTCATCATCAGTTCGAGATTCAGAACGAACCACCGCCACCGAAGTGATGGCAATCAATGTCCGTGAACTGGACACCGCCGTGGGTGGATTCTTTACCAGCCTTCAGGACCGCAACCAGCGCCCCTCAGTGCAGCGTTTGTTCTACCAGTGCGAACGCGATGCAGTCTTCGCCCCCATCAGGGCCAAGGGCGCTGTCTCAACCAAGATTCTCACCGGCGTGCAGGCGATGGCCTACATGGAGAAGACCCAGCGAGTCCTCCAGTTCACCCAGATTCTGGGTCAACTCGGGCCCGAAGCAGTTGCAAGACTCAACATGGACAAGTTGGTAGACGTTCTCGCACGGTACACACGAATCGCAGAGCCAGGTCTAGTCAAGACCACGAAGCAGATGCAGGCAGAGCGAGAGGCGGCAATGGCACAGGCCACACAAGCAGCCGCGGCACAGCAGGCTATTGAGTCCGCAGGTGCCATCGCAGAACAGCAAGCAACCCAAGGAAACCAATGAGCGAAGTAACCCCCAATACACCACCACCCAATACACCCCCCACCGGCCAAGTAAAGTTCGCAGACAAGTTCGATTCACCCGAAGCCTTCGAGAAGGGTTTCCGTGAAGGGTCGGCCAAGGCGGGCTTTGCCATCACTGACAAGGTCAAGCTCTATGGTGAAGGTGGCATGTTCGCAGACATCAAGGCTGCTGAGGCAGGGTACAAGACCATTGAACGTCTTATCACCGCCAAGGGTCAAGAAGGCACACCCGCCAATCAGGGCCAGCCAACGGGCCAGATTCCCATTCCCCAAGATGAAGTTCCACTGGATGATGATGCCGACGTCGTCGCCATCGTCAAGAAGGCAGGACTCGACAGTGCCGATCTAGGCCGCACATTCCTTGAGCAAGGCAAACTCACGGACGATCAGTACGCCAAGCTCAAGAAGGCGATGCCAGGAGCCAACAAAAAAGTCATCGACACGGTCATCGCATCGCAGATCGAGGCGGGCAAGTCCAAGTGGGATGCCGCCGTCAAGGAAGGCGAGACCATCGCAGGTAGCCGCGAGCAGTTGGACGTACTCATGCAGTGGGCCGGGACCAACATGGACAAGAATGTTCTTGCACCACTCAAGGAACGGGCCAAGTCAGATCCATCGTTCTACCCCGGGTTCGTCAAGCTCATCAAGGGCCAGTACGCACAAGAGAATGGACAGGCACCATCAGGCCAAGGTGTTGGCCCACGCTCAGGAGCCACCGGAGCACCAGCGATCAACACCCGTGCAGACTTCAAGGCACTCATGGCACGGGTCAACGCGGGCGATCCCACCGCCAAGAAGCAACTTGCCACTCTTGACATCAGCCAGTTCACCGCACTCTAAAGGAAAATATGTTCCAAATCTCACAAAAACACCAAGCATTTCTGACATCACGCAACTTGGAAGTTTGTTTCACGGGCCGAGACGCTCTGGGTTGGCAGTGCGAACTCCGAGACATCTACACCAAGGTTGTGTTGTGTGATGGCTTTGGATCGGGCGAGCCGGCAGCACTTGACGCAGCCGTCGAAAAGGCCAAAGAGACCAAGCCGGGCACCGCCACCAAGTCCGCAGAGCAGATGGAGATTGACAATCTCCGCAAGCAACTTGAAGAGGCCAACGAACGCAACCTATCCCTTGCCAAGCAAGCGCGAAGCTCCAAGAAGAAGAGCAAAGCAGATCCAGAGGCCACAGATGGCGAAGCGGAGTAGGTCTCACCCTTACCCCAAAACCCTTTCACTCCGCCCCCACACTCACACTCAGATGAAAATCTGAGTGTTGGGTTTTGTTACTTGATGGTTCCCTCAGCGTTTCGAGAGACACGCCGGACTCATCACAGTGACCGCTAGTTGCAGCAAGCCCATGCCGAGCATGGTGACACCCCGCTAACCACGGGCCACCAATAGGCCATGGACACCTTGAAGCGAGCGAGGTTTTTTCCTTCTCACATTCAAGGAGTTTTCACATGGCTAGTAGCAATCCCATGCGTTACATGGGCAACGACGCAGGTACAGACGAGTATGGTTTAGCACTTAAGACGTTCTGGGGCAACGTGGTAGAAGCCTACCGCGACGAGACGATTCTGTTCAACGATGAACAGGGTGTCATCGCCACCAAGAACATTTCAGGCACCAACAGCGCCCAGTTCCTCATGCTGGCAGACACGCCGGATGCAGAGGATCACGTTCCCGGTAACGAACTGATGGGTCAGGAATACGCGGTGGGTGACGGCACCATTGCCATCGATGGTTACGTTGTGGCCCACCACGACGTTCCCATGGACCAGATTCTCACCAGTCACTTCGACATCGTGGGCAAACTGGGCATGAAGATGGGTCAGAAGTTGGCCCAGAACTACGACAAGAAACTGTTCAACCTGGCAGTCAACGCGGCACGTACCGCGAGCCGTACCCACACGGCCACTGGGTTGAATATCCACAACGGTGGCAACCGCGTGGAATCAGTTCACGCTTCAGGTGTTGGCAGTGCATTCCCGGTCACCAGCGCAGGCGCCATTGCCTACCGCAACAAGGCCGAAGAACTGGCACAGGCGATGGATGAGGACAACGTTCCTGAATCCGGTCGCTATCTCTACATCACGCCCTACATCCGCCGCGTGCTCAATCAGGACACCAGCATCTTCGATACGGACTACACCCGCGGCGTCCGCAACGAGTTCAACAAGCGCATCATCGGTGAACTCGCAGGGTTCAACGTGGTCGTTGCCAAGAACCGCATCCCCTCCACCAACATCACTGGGTACGACAAGACCAAGTACAACGGTGACTACCGCTACAACGGTGCCACCGGCGAACCAGCGGGCATCGCATTGTGTGGTGCATCGCAGGAGATGGCGGCCATCGGTGTGGCACGTGTTCAGTCCATCATCCCCAAGATGAAGGAAGATGAACGCCGTTCCACCATGTTCATGAAGGCCAGCATCCTCATGGGTGCCGACGTTCTGCATCCTTGGTGCGCTGGCACCATCGAAGTCGATGATGCCTAAACCACCCTTGGTCGAGTAGTTTCTTTTTCTCTTTCAAGTTTAATCGACCTTGAGGAACTTTTTCCTCAAGGTCTTAGGAAGGACATTTCCCTATGGGCGCAGTCTCACAAAACCGAAGACCATTCGGCAGTCCCAGCGAACTGACGGTCAACACCGCAGTTGCGGGCATCACGCAAGTCAGCACGGTGCCTGAAATCCGTCAGGCAGTCTTTACACTCAGAAACGTTCCTCAGACGGTTGTGAACGGCACGGAGCACCAAGGCACTCTTCTGGGCACGTTGCCAGCAGGGCGAATCTTGGTGCTCGGAACCATCGCCACCTTGCAGCAGACTACAACCTCAGCGATCGCAAGCACGCTCAACTCGGGCGTGACGGGCGCCGTCGCTTTGGGCACCGCAACTTCATCGTCAACCACACTCAGTAGCACGATGGCGAACTTGCTTCCAAGCACAGCCTTCACTACATCAACCACCATCAACGTCGCGGGCACGGCGGTTTCAGCGGCACTGGCCGCATCCGCCCAGATCGATGGCACTTCTACAGCGGTTCCCATCTACCTCAACTCTGCCTACGCCACCACCACGGACGTTGACGCAGATGCCACCCAGACATGGAGCGGCACCATCGTGATCACCTACGTCCACCTTGGCGATTATTAAGCCCTCCCCTAGACGGTGAAACAAACGTCTTTTTCTTTGGGCCCCTTGGGCATACGTGTGTGCCTAAGGGGTTTTTTCTCACGGAGATTTCCCATGACCAAGAAAAGCAGCCTGATTCAATCACTGGCGATGCTCCTTTGCACATGGCTCATCATCGCCACCTTTGGTGCCGTAGTGCTCATGACTTTGGGTGGGTGCCAACTGTTTGGTCAAGACAAGGTGCCAGCCCCCAAGGATTCGATCAACTATGCACCCGGTACACCGATCACCATCGACCAGTATCAGGCCGAGGTGGAGGCCGCGACGTTGGCGGCTGAGATGGCGGCTGAAAAAGAACAACGTGCAGCACTACGCCAGATTGACAAGATCGAACGCAAGGCACAGACAGCCAGCGTAGAGGCGATCAACGAAGCCAAGGACCAGGCAGCAGAGATAGCGGATGAACTGGATGAGAAGGTCCAAGACCGGGCAGCGGCCATCAAGTCAATGCAGGTATCACTCGCCCAACATCGTGCCGACATCGAGGCACGCAGATCCCAGTTCGAGGCGATTCTCACCACGGCTCAGGGCGCAGTGAATAGTGGCTTGATTCCCGGTGGACAGTTGCTTGGAGTGGGCTTAGGGCTTGCGGCCACTCTGTTCGGCCTGAATCGCAACGCGAAGGCTAAGGCCGAGGAAACCAAACGCAAAGAAATCGAAATCGACGCGGCCAACATCGTCAACGCGATTGACCACGTTAAGGACAAGGACCCAGTGTTTGCCGAGCGGTTCAAGGCCAACGGACCCACGATCAAGGAATGGGCGGGCCCCAACGCTACCGCCCGCGTCTCCCAAATCCAGAACACCTACACCCCATGAACACAAACGCATCCGTCGCCCAAATCGAAGCCACAGCCAACGCCGTAAGTAAATACGGCGAGTATGGGTTCGGCATAGTTTCCGTGTGTGTTCTTGTCACGGTTCTTGCCGTGGTATGGAAGAAAATCTTTGAACCCACATTTTCCATCCAACTGGAAATCGCCAAAAACAACGCTCAGATCACCGCCAACCTCTCAGCCACAGCCAGCACTTTGGAGAGGACTCTAAACGAAACCAAGGGCATGAGCGAACAGCAGGAAAACATTGTGACCAGACTTGAACGTCTTGAACAAAAGAAGGGTGGATAAATGCCAGTAGGAACCGACACTTTTAAGGGTGGCTATGACAGAGGCACCCCCAGCTTCCCGGCTTCGTTCTCTTCAGAGTGGGTCGATGCTAACACCAACGTACTTCTGTTAGACAACGCCAGCATCACAAGCCCAGCCACCCAGATCACAGACGATACCCGCAAGATTATTTCGCGTGCAGGATGGCAGGGCACCAGCCTTTGCGTCCGCCTTCTGTATGACCAGGCGGCGGCGGGTGGTGATGGGCCAACACTCGCCGTGTTTGGGCGCTTCAACTCAAATCACCCGTGGGAACGGCTCTTAAACAGGGCCAACAACCGAACTCTCACGTTTACGCCATCGGCCACACATGTGCTCTTTACCGCGGCACTTCGAGCAACCGAGGTTCACAGCACAAACTACGTTATTGACCACCTTGGTTGCAACGAGTTCCTTGTCGGCGTGGAAGTTGTAGGAAGTGGCGGTGTAACCACCGCATCGAAGGTCCAAGTCAAGTTCATCTAAGCCACACAATGGGTTGCGGAACCATTACCCCTATCAGTTGCCATGCCAGCGACGGCAACACCAAGGGCAGAATCATTCCCATTGATGGACAGGAAAGCGATTCGTCGCAGGAACACCGACTCAACAAGGCATGGAAGAAAACGCGATGGATGAGCATTGACACTCGCCCACTTCCATTCAACACAAAAGAGTTTTCCACCATAGGCGTGAGTTTCACACTGGGACCAGCAAGCCCGGGCGCATCATCAGTCTACACGCTCAACACCACGGTCTTGATTCCCCCCGCGATGTCCGTCATTCCAACCGAAGAAACGGCTCAATACATCGCAACTGGCACGGCGCCAGACGCATCCACCCCCGCAACTCACTTTGGTGCACTGGAGTTCAATGACACCCAGAACTCCATGCTCATTCCATTGTTATAAGGCTTACTCATGGCACTAGATATTTTGGATGGAAACGGATTAGCAAGGACCCTCAAGACAACTCTTGATGGTTCTGATTATGTGCCACACCAGCGGGTTGATGTATGTGCACTTCCTACCGGCGCGTCAACCTCCGCAAACCAGACCACTCTCATTGGGCATGTAGACGGCATCGAGACTTTGCTAGGCACCATCGACACTGATACGGGTGCGATTGCAACCAGCACGGCCAGCATTGACGGGAAGATTACGGCTTGCAATACCGGGGCGGTGGTCATTTCAAGTGGCACGATCACAACCGTTACAACCGTGGGGGCAGTCACCGCGATCACAAACGCCTTACCAGCGGGCACCAACAACATTGGCGATGTTGACGTATTGACTGTCCCCGCCCTTGTCGCCAGCACCGCGACGATTGGGGACGTAGGGCTAGTAGGTCGAACCACGGGCGGCCTCACGTTGCATCGCAGGCTGTCAACTGGCACGGACTCAACCAACGTGAAAGCATCCGCAGGCCAGTTGTTTTGGGCCTTTATCACAAACGCAAACGCATCGGCTCGATTCATCAAGTTTTACAACTCCGCATCTGCCCCAACGCTCGGATCGGGTACGCCGGTGCTGACCTTCCTGATTCCCCCCGGCAGTTCGGGCTTGCAACTTACAGCCGAGCAGGGCCTTGCATTTGGAACCGGCATCGGCTACACGCTCAGCACAGGCGTAGCCGATGCAAACGCCGTAGCAGTTGCCGCAGACGAAATCGTAGTCAACCTTGGATACAGATAAGGAAACCCATGCCCATCACAGACCCCAACGCCATTCGATTCGCCAACGAACGCATCCGTGTAGCCGCAGACCTTCTCGCACAGGTTGACAACCTTGCCGCGGCGATCATCAACGAGTGGAACGCACAAAGCCTTGGCAACGTGTTTTCT